GAGGGATGCTGCTGCCGCAGGCAAGATGGATATCCTGCTTATTACCAATGTCTCCCGCCTCGGCAGGGATACCCATAAAACGATGGACTTCATCCGACGGCTTAATGAACAGGGTGTCAAGGTCTACGCTCCTTTGGATGGTGAGATTACTGCGGCGAAATATGATGAAATCTATTCGCAGATCATCAATACACTGAATTTATAGGGAGGGTGAAATCATGTCAAAAAGTCAAATGAGCAATGAAATAAAATATAAAATAGCGCTTTCCTTGCTGAAATCCCTACTTGCCAAAGGGATTATTACCCCTGACGAATGCATGGAAGTGGACAAAATAAATCAGCGTTTATACACTCCACAATTAGTTGAGGTATATATGTAAAAACACTTGATATAGCGCTTTTTCTGTGGTACTGTGTGTTGCTAACAGGACATAAAGTCCTGAAAAAAAGGAAAGGAGTAAGCGTATGCCAAAGGTAACCGTTATAAACCCAACCCGCCAAATTATAGAAAATAAGCCGGTTCTCCAACTGCGTGTATGCGCATACTGCCGTGTCAGTTCCAATCATGATGAGCAACAGCAGTCGTTTTCAGCACAGGTAGAGTATTATACTAACTTAATTGCACAAAACACCGAGTGGAAATTCGGCGGCATTTATGCTGATGAGGGGATCAGCGGTACCAGCAAACACAAACGAAATGAGTTTCTAAGGCTCATGAAAGACTGCGAAGCTAAAAAGGTGGATATGGTTATTACCAAATCGATCTCAAGGTTTGCAAGAAATACAAAAGATTGTATAGAAGCAGTCAGAAAGCTGAAGAAGCTTAACATTGCAATATTTTTTGAAAAAGAGAATATCAACACCTTGCTGGTAGACAGTGAACTGATAATAACAATACTTGGTTCAACAGCACAGGAAGAATCAGTGTCCATATCAAAAAATAACAGATGGGCAATACAAAAAAGGTTTGAAAGCGGTGAATGGAAACCCTCTTACCTTCCTTATGGATATACGAAAGATGAAAACGGTGAAATCATTATTGATGAAGTGGAAGCGGTCATCGTATGCAGGATATTCAACGAATACTTAAATGGGAAAGGCTCCTACATCATAGCGAGAGAACTGACTCAAGATGGAGTTGCGACAAGGAAAGGTGGTAAGTCATGGGCAGAAAATGTCGTCAATGAAATACTGATAAATGAAAAGTATGTCGGTGACATGATTATGCAAAAAACTTATACAACGGATACCATTCCTTTTATGAGGAAAAAGAACAACGGACAGAAACAGCAGTATTTTATACAAGACAACCATGAGCCAATTATTACAAGAGAACAGGCCGAGCGAGTGAAAGAAATCATACATCGGCGAAAAAGAGAAAAGAAAATGCTCTGTGATACTCAAAAATATAATAACCGTTACCCATTCTCAAGCAAGATTATATGTGGGGAGTGCGGAACCATTTTCAAAAGACAAACAATATTCAAAGGAAAACCTTGCCAAACTGATCAGTGGTGCTGTCAAAAGCACATAAGAAATAAAGCAGAGTGCAGTATGACAGCCACCAAAGAGACATATATCAAAAAAGCATTCATTAAGATGTATAATAAACTGAAAACCAACTATGAACCAATACTTATTCCTTTGTCTGAGGATTTGAAAAAACTTCATTATAACAATGAGTATGGATCACAGATTAAACAGCAAAATCATAAAATAGCAGAACTTATGGAACAGAGTCATGTATTGAGTAGACTGAGGTCGAAAGGATATCTTGACTCTGTTCTTTTTATAGAAAAAAACAACGTGGTTGTACAAGAGCTTTCAGAGCTAAAAGAACAACACAGCAAGCTCCTGGAGTGCTCAGATTTCGATAATGAAATCAGCAAAACCAATGAGTTAATAAAGATGTTCAAGAAACGGAACGGCATCCTGGAAGAATTTGATGAAGCGACTTTTTCACTGACAGTAGAAAAGATTAACGTAAAATCAAAAGTCGAGCTTACCTTCCGCTTAATAAATGGACTGGAGCTTACAGAGTTTATTGGAGAGGATGTGAAATAGATGGTGCAAAGGCATATGCCCATCGGGTATATAATAATCGATGGCATTATTACTATCAAGGATGACAAAGCAGAACTTGTTAGAAGAGTCTTTGAATACTATGTTTCCGGTATCTCCATGCTACAGATAGCAAAAAAGTTCATTGATATGGGCGTATTGAACGCCAATGGAAAGCCCTTCTGGAATCATGGTTCCATCGGTAAAATACTGAGCAACGTTAAATATATAGGGGATGAATTCTACCCTGCAATTATTACAGAGGAATTATTTGAAAAAGCCAAGCAACGCAGAAAGGAACAAAGCATTCTATTAAATAGAAACACGAACTACTTCGCCAATGCACTTGCAAGCAATTACCCTTTCAGCGAAAAGGTCATATGCGGAGAATGCGGGGCAATATTTAAACGCTATACTGAACACCATAATGCCAATAAAAAATCAAACTGGAAATGCAAAAATTATATTGTAAACAACAGGGTTTCCTGCCGAAGTGGAGTGGTTGACGACAAACAGCTTGAAACCGCTTTTATAGAAATCATAAACAGAGTGATTCAGAATTCCGCCCTTATAAAGGCTTTGCCAAAATTGCTGGAATCAACCCCCAATGAAAAAGTCAATAAAGTGACTCAGCAAATTGCTTATTGTTTTAGTAACCCCGAAATCAATTATAAAAAAATGGCACAGCTTATATTCGAAAGAGCTTCCGAACAATATCAAAACGTAACGGTGGATGATTTTGAATATCAAACAAATAAGTTGCAAACTTTACTGCAAAACCGTAAGCCTGTCACAGAATTTGACGAGGAATTATTTGCAAACACCATCAAAAGCATCACGGTCTATACAACTGAACGGCTGCGGTTTGAACTGATAAACGGAATACAAATCGATATAGGTTATACATTGCGTACAGTAAGGAGGAATTCTAATGCTCAGAACAAAGAAAACAGTGTCCATCATCCCACCCAAACCGGCATATAACCAAGATATAAAAATAGAAGAAAAGAAACTTAGAGTAGCCGCATACTGTCGTGTCAGCACGGAGCTTGAAGAACAACAGTCAAGCTACCAGACACAGGTAGAGCATTACACAAGAGAAATTCAGAATAATCCCAAATGGATATTTGCAGGGATATATGCAGATGAGGGTATCAGCGGAACCAATACCAAAAAACGTGTGGATTTCAATCGGATGATAGACGACTGTATGGCTGGAAAAATTGATATGGTACTGACGAAATCAGTAAGCCGGTTTGCACGGAATACCGTAGACTGCATTACATATATCAGACAGCTTAAAGAGAAAAACATCGAGGTTTTCTTTGAGAAAGAAAACATTAATACTCTTGATGGTGCCGGGGAGCTTTTAATCACCATCCTTGGAAGCCTTGCACAGGAAGAAAGCCGCAGCCTAAGCACCAACACCAGATGGGGCATCGTACGAAGATTCGAAAATGGTCAAATATATCTTAACCACACTCAATTTTTAGGCTATACCAAAAATCAGGACGGAGATCTGATAATCGTCCCAGAAGAAGCGGAAGTAGTAAAAGTTATATTTAGACTATATTTAGAGGGGAATAGTTGCGACAATATAAAAAAGTACTTAGAGGAACAAGGCATTCAATCACCTACCGGTAAAAATAAATGGTATACAACTACCATAAGTCATATGCTGTCAAACGAAAAGTATATGGGCGATGCCCTTCTGCAAAAGAGTTACACCACAGATTTTATCAATAAAACTAGGGTCAAGAACAACGGCATCGTACCGCAGTACTATGTAGAGGGAAGCCATGAAGCCATTATTTCAAAAGAACTGTGGAATCTTGTGCAGGAGGAAAAAGCCCGCCGAAATAATATCAGAAAATCCACCGATAAAAGAGCGACAACTGACAATGGCAAATACAGTTCAAAATATGCCCTCTCAGACCTAATCATATAC